GACTATCAGAACCACCAACACTGGTAGAACTTGTAATATTGGTACGAATTGGGCCAGGAACGGAGTACGTCACAAATCTTTCCTTTTAATAAATGGCCCTATCTTAAGCAGCAGAAGTAATTGCTCCAGTTGTTTGAAAACTTACAGAAATTGACTGAAGATCACCTATAGCAGTACCAAAATCAGCACTTGTAACAATTCCGTTGAAGGTCATCTTCTTAGTACCTGATGTGTCTAAAAATAACTCGAATTGAGCGTCTCCAGCATCTTCTGTTGTCAGAATATCAGTCAATAACTCAGAAGTTTCATCACCTGAAGAAGCTGTATATAAGAAATCAACAGATCCAGTACCAGAGATCAAAGATCCGACATAGCTACGTGATGTAGCCCCATGTGCTGTGCAATCAAGAGTATCCTTAGAAACACTAAGACTCCATCCTGTTGTAGAAGCAATAGCACCTACAGTGCCAGTAGCATTCTTAAACTTAACGGAGCCTTCTTCGCCACGATAGAAAGCCATGATTTAACACAAAAATATGATTATAAAGATAGTTTAACCGTTAGTTTCCTTTTTTACAGCTTTTCCTTGTGTTTTTTGATCTAAATACTGCTGACATCTAGGATCCCATAACGCAGGATTTCTTTTTCCCTTTACAGCTTCAACGGCATCCAACTGTTCTTTTGTTAGTTCCATAAAGTCACCACTTAGTTTTGTTAGCCCAATATGCTGCACTCATCTTACCCTTTGCAATATTTTTTGCATGTCTAGCTTTAAATGATCTTCTTCTAGCTTTATCTTTCTCACTTTGAGGATTCTTACCAGCACCACTAACACCTTGTTGCCCAAAACGTATTAACTTAACCTCATCCCCTTCTTTTGCTAAAACAGCATGAGATTTGGTAGCATGACCAGGAGTTCTTTTGGGCTTGTTATACCCACTGAACTTTTCTTTACCTCTTGTAACACTCATTTTTTTTTCTTTTTAGCAGTTTTTTCAGCTTTTTTAAAATCAGAAGCAGTTGGCGCACCTTTTTCTCCTGGTTTTCTCATCTTTTCTCCACTACCAGCAGCAATACGTTTCTTTTTTGCCGCAATATTTGCATATAAACCCTTTTTCTTAGGTCTTCCTTTTTTACTTCCGTAGCTTCCTTTTCCAGTTGGCATGGTTTTAGTAAATTCTGTAACCAGTCTGCCCTAATGTCTCAGGTTTTGCCAAATTGAACTGTTGTAAACATAAATAACCGAAAGCATCAAAAGCATGATCAACACCAAGGTTTTTATTAGGTAATCCTGTATTCGGTGCATAAGTCAACGTCCTTAAAGACTTAATTAACTGTTTACATCTTGGGTGAATATACGTCCTCCTATCTCCACTCGCATCTAATAAAGCCGTATTAACAGCAGTAATTTTATCCCTTATCTTCCACGGTGCTTTCGGACTTGAAACATTAAATCCACTCCTCCTTAAAATACTATGATCAGTCGCACCAACGCCACTAGTTTTCCTCGCCCCACCTGTAGGGTCAGGACATGCTATTACTCTACGATCCACCCCATATCTGCGAGTGACTTCTTCTGCAAAGTCCCATGTGGTTGCCCCACCTGTGAGCATGATTTCGTCAAACACATACAAATTCTCCCCATCCCTTACCGCACATATTCCTGACATCGGATCTACGTTAAAGTCAACTCCCAAAAGTATTGGCATCACATTTATATCCTTCGCATCAGTCGATATATTCTCATCTCCAAAACTAACAGCAACTAACCCAGTTAAATTCTCAAAACTTGCCTCAAACTCCTGCCTAAATGTTCTCCCATCTAACTGCGCCCTAGCTGCTTCAACTTCCTCTTCTGGTACATTTCCCCCCTCAATCGTCGTATAACACCATCTCTGCCATTCCCCCGTAGGATCACTTGCCGTATAACACCATAAATCATAAAACCAACTAGCCGTCCCATCAGGTGTACTAATAAATAACGCCCACCCTTGTTTATCAGCTAACGCAGGTCTAATTACCTCAAACCACACCTCCGAACTCATAAAAGCAGCTTCATCTAACACAACCCCCGATAAACTTCTTCCTCTCAATGCCATCGCATTCTCCGTACCCTTCAACTCAATACTTGATCCGTTAACAAGGTCAAGTCTCAAATCTGTCTCATTTTTACTCGCTATCCATACCTTCGGTACTAACTTCTTCAAAGCCTTCCACGCAATATCCTTCGCCATCCGATATGTAGGCGCACAATAGAAAAATGTCTCCCCTGGTCTCTCAATTGCTCCCCTCAATAACTCAATACAACTCAAATAACTCTTTCCAAACCTCCTCCCCGCCACCAACACCCTAAACCTCTTCTCACTATTAAATACTTCCCCTTGCGCCCACCTTAAATTAATTTCTGGTGCAGATTTTACCGTCATACATTATCATTTTTATTAATCATACTAGCTCCCCCTAGTCACGTGGCATCTAAAGACGAAATCCTAGCTAGAAGACAACGCCTATACCGTAGACAATCTGATGGTATGCCCGCCAGACAACTGGTCATAGATCATGCTAGTCGTGAAGGTATTACCGAACGTACAGGTTGGGATGATTGGGATCAAATTAGAAAGTGGAATGAAGAAGATTGGGCCGTAGAACGTGGCTCAGTAATAAGCCGTATCCAAACTATGCGCTTCCGTGCCATAGATAAAGCTATGAAAAAAGGGCAACTCCAAACAGTTGCTCAACTCCTGGCTGACATGGGAAAAGTCGTAGGTGAATCAGTTGAAACAATTAACGTCCAAGCTCCTGAACTCTCCATTAAAGTCGAAAAGAAAAAATCTTGATTTCCAATATATATTTATGGTACCCGCAACCTGTAAGCAATAAAAAAAATTCGCCACCCTACCCCCTAGGCATTTCTGCCTAGGTTTTATTAAAGGGTTTTTGGCTCTCAGACTTGGCTTAATATCCTAACCATTGGATGATGTATCCAGCATGCAAACGCTTGTCTGTAGTCTCGTTAACATAGTTGTTGAGGGTTTGACCATGCTCTTCTAGTAGCTGCCTTGCGTCACCTACGCAAAGTCTTCCGAGGTCGTCAACATAATTTAATAACCCACTTAGATACTCATTGCCTAGGTAGTCCATAAACTCCTCTAATTTTTCTAGCGTCTCACAATTAGTTCTGAAATTATCTTCTAGTTTTGTTAGCTTCATTTGTTTAGCTTTGGTTTTGTTTTACAAACCTATCCTATCATACTAAACTAAGTTTTTACAATTGTTAAGTTATCAACATTTACTAGACAATTAGTTTACAAGTGGTTTATCCGTGCCTATAATTAATACATACAACAATTATTTCATTCTTTTCTCTATTTTCTATCGGTTTCTCTCTCGGTTCTAATTGCTACAACTTCCAAATTAAGAAACTAGCGTTGACCTGATACTGAAACTGGATACAGAAAAATAGAACACCCAAACCAATTTAAACCCTAAAAAAAAATGGATTACCCAGAGTTACCGATTGACGCCACAATTAAAAAAATTGTAGAGAGTAGGAAACAATTCTCAAGAGACTTAGTTGAGGCATACAAGCAAGGATTAATTACTCAAGGGATAGAAAAAATAAATAATGATTTGAGATTAGAGGAAATAAATAGGAGATATTAAGAAATGGAAAGTTTTATTATTCTTATTTCTTTTATAGTACTTTTTTACTACTTTTTAAAACTTATTAGGGCTTATTAAAATGACGCAAAAAATCAAATCCCCAGAATTAGTCGTTAAGTTCTGGAAAGAGACAGTCTTAGATCAATTAGAAGAGTACACAAGAAACATGACTAAAGAAGATATTTTAAAATCTTTTATTAGTTTCTTACCACAATCTCAGATAGAAGAATTAAAAGACTCATTAGATAGGGACTATTTCTAATGAATTTAAAACCACTAATCAAAGAAGGAAAATTTGAAAGCTTAATTAAATTAATTGAGCTTTCAAAAAATAGTTATCCTTCCAATCCTTTTAAAACTTTTAAAGAATTAATGAAAAATAATTCTTCTTATGAGTTAGATTTAATTTTAGAAGGTTTAAAAATTATTTTAGATAAAAATTTAATAATTGAAGGGAAAGGAAAAATAAGTAATAAAGAAGTAGTAGAAGAATTTATAGAAGAATATGAAAGGATGGAAAGACTTTATGATTTTAATTATGAAGAATATAAGAAAGAAGTAGAAAGAACTGGAATAGATTTAAATTAAATTTATTTCAAAACCAATTCAAAACTAATTTTTTATCATGCAATTATTAACAGTTACTCAATACATGACAGTATTGAAGAATAAAAAGCAAGTTACAGAACATTTAAAAAGTAATAAAGACTTTCTAATAAGGGACTATGGAAACCCGTGGGATAATAAAGCATGTAATAAAAGTGATTTATTGAAGGAAAAATATAGTCACATAAAAGTCTATTACGGCAATAACTGCTCAAAAGTAACCGTATTAGAGGTTAAATAATGCCTAGTATTGTATTCACTAATTTTGATGGTCAGTCATTGGAAATTGACCTATCAAAAACTAATAATAAAGACGCATTGGATCAAGGTATTAAACATCTTGATAAAGCAGTCTACAAAACCAAAAACAAACAAACAAACCATGTACAAAACAAAACTAATCGAAGGGACTAGCAACCGTAAGCTAACTAATTTGAAATATGATCCTAATTTTTCAAGTAGTTATACAACTTTTGAAAGTTGTTCGGATGCTTGCCCACTATGGAAAAAATGTTATGGGAAAAAAAGCTTTACAGCATTTCATGAAAAAAAGTTGTTTAATAGTGAGATAGATTACGACCTAGAAAGATTTGTAAATGATATATATAGGCTTAGACCAAATACTACGCTTAGATTAAATATTACAGGTGATTTGCCTTGCGTCACATATAAACCTAATAATAATGAAAGAAAGATATCTATAGATGCATTAACCAAAATTTACCACGCTACAAGAAAGAATAATATAAAGACTTACACTTATACGCATTTGCATTGTGATTCTAAGAATAAAGACCATAACTTAGAAACTGTAAAATTATTTAGTACTGATAATTTTGTAATCAATCTTTCAACTGAGAAACCATTGCAAGCTAGTAAATATTTTGTAGATAAGTTTGACGTGGTAATGACTAACAGTAAGGTCTTTGATTTAGCAGTAGATGCCATTAAAAAAGGTGATAAGCCTACTATGGTCAATAAGTACGGAACAATAGATATTTTTCCATGTAAAGCACAATATATGGATGAAAGTTGTTCTACATGTAGAAAGTGCTTAGAACACAATAGGAAAGAAGTAGTAATATTCAAGGAGCATTAAAAATGAAAAAAACAATCGGTAAAGATCAAAGCTTATCTACCATAGAAGAACAGTTAGAATGGAATCAAGATAAAAAAGTGATATTAGAAGGTTTAAAAATAAAATTCCCTGATACTGATCAAGGAACTTTATATCGTTGGATCTCTGACGTTGAAAAAAGAATGATTAAAGAA